CTTAGCCAAGATCGCGGCGGCTGGCATGCTCATCATTACGACGAGGGGAACATTGTTCCCGATGGTGTCCTGCATCGTCTTGATCTCGCCCACAAGCTGGCTGTAGATCGTTTCTTTAGCGGGGGTGTATGCACCAGTTTTCAGCTTCTGATTGGAGAGCTGGAAAATCTTGGAATAGCGATAGGAATCGATTTCCGGGATTACCTGTTCAGTCTGAAACTGCTTCAGGACATCCCCAGCCACGATGAGGAAGTTCGTCTCATCGACATCCATTCTATCGAGGTTGAAGGTCTGGGCGCGGTCCTGCGTGAAGGTGAAGGTTTCCCATGAAAGGGTTACAGCACCGCCGGCGGGATAGCCGGAGGTCCTGCTGTAATTCCCCAGGCCGGTGACCGAGCGCTTCGGGACTTTTACGGTATTGCCGCCCTCGTATTTTACGAGGCCAGCGTTTCCTTCCATCCAGGCAGTGGTAGATTCCTGATTGAACTGCTCGTCGAGCCTGGTCTGGTATAGGACAGCATACTCAAGGGTATTGGCTGCCATTGTTCGATCCTCTGGGCACAAAAAAACCAGAATCGGCGTGTGCCCTTAAAAAACTTCTCTATCCCATACGGGAAGAGGCTTGGTTTTTCGTGACACGGGCGACCCCGACCCTGGTTTATACGGTCCCAGTCCGACCGACCCCCGGGATTAAAAATTCTCGATGTGAGGAGCCCCGGATTACCCCTCGATATTTATACTATTAAATCCCGAAAAAAAGGATTTGTCAATACATATTTTCAGGATTTCGCACGAGAACCGAAAACTTTATCAAGTTCAGCATCCGCTGCGGCCATAGTGCTAGACATCTGGTTCTTTATCCTGGTGTTCTGGCTGGGCAGTGGAGGGGTTGATTGTCCTTTAAAGTCAGGAAATTCGGCGATAATCGCTTGGATCTTCGCTTCTAATGTTGCTCCTTCGAATATTGGGAGGAGCTTCACCAGCTTTTCGACTTTCTCCTTCGGTACGCCGGCTTCAAGTGCTGCGGCTTTCGCCTCGGCCTTTTCTGCTCGACTTAGAGCGTCCTTCTTCTCGTTTTCCGCTTGGTCCGCTCTATCCTTCTCGCGCTGGGCTTCGGTCTTTTTGGCTTCAGCTTCGGTTTTGGCAGCAGCAAGGAAATCATCGAATGCCTTTTCGCTCTCAAAGCCATGCTTTTTCCACAGCTTCTCTCCGCCTTCTTTCTTGGCGGCGGCGACAAGGGCGTCGAGTTCGGCCTGGGTCATTTCCTTTTTCGCAGGGGGAGCTGCAGGGGGATCTGCAGGAGGATTCGCGGGGGGCGTGGAAGGAGGCGTCTTGGGAGGATTGGTAGGGGGAGTATTCCCACCGCCGCCGCCGCCGCTACCATCAGCTTCATACAAAAACCGATTCGATATCATCTTAGTAGGATCCACTTCATGACCTCCTTAGTCATATACCTGTTCTCGTGCGCGTTGCCGGGTTCGTCCCGTCTCCGCGATGAAATCTCTCATTACTGCCTGGCGCTCTTGAATCTTCGACTTAGCTTCCGCGACAGCCTTCTGATCTCCAAGTGCTTCCAGCGTTCCAAGCTCTCGCTTTGCCGCCCGGATCGATCGCTCGATGGCGCGTTGTTTCTGGCTTTCTTGGTACTGCTCGGCGTTTTCTTCTACGTTCTCCGTGGGTGCATAGGTCTGGCGACTTATCCCTTCGAAGAACGGATATTGCATGTGGCCGCAGTTGATCCCGAACAAGCCCGCAGGCTCTCCGTAACTCGTCGATGACAGAGGCGGGTATTTTTCGGACTTCCCGGAGATAGAAAAAATTCTGCCCTGATACGGTGCGCACAAGGGCCGGGCACCGGCATGGGATGAAACCTCAATGAGGTCCGCACCGTATTCTTCTGCCCGTTTGAATTGGACCTCCGTGGCGACCCTTGTCGTATTGGTTCTGATGACCATGTTCGAATAAGCCTCGGTTGTCCATTGGCGCCCTGCTCGGTCTACGATCGACGGAACCCCAGAAGCTGCCCATTCCTTCACGGTGCTGACCAGGGCTTCTCTACCTGACATGGCTCCGGTGAGGACCTGGAGCGTGGTGCGGTTGATGGTGGCGACATACGTCTGCCCGGCTTTTTCAAGCATCGTCGCCATCGCCAGATTCATCTGATCCACCGCTGATTCTTGCCAGGCCATAATGATCCCATGCATAACCGGGTCTGCCTCGGGCGGAAGGGGAGAAAAAAGCGATGCTCCGCGGGCTTTCGCTTGGGCCATGATCTTTTCGCTTCGTAGCAGCCGATCCATGGCTGCCTTTTCAATCTCGGACATTGTCCCCGAGAGAATCCCATCCCGGTACCTCTTCAAGATGCTTGCTGTCTCGTTGGTGAGGGCTCCTAGTTTCTGCAGCCGATCTGTTTTCCAGTCCGCAGATGCGATATTCCCAGCCCGTAGGTGTCGGGCAATTGCCAAGAGGATCTCGCTTTCAGCTTCCCAGAGCAGATCGGTCGGGGTCATTGCTTGAAGACCTCTAGCTTCGGAGCCCATTCGCGGCAGTCGTTCCCCACATACTGGATCTGGCAGTTGCCAAACTTTGAGCAAGTAATGCACGAAGTCGGCTTTCTCGTGGAAGAATCGGGATCGCGTGGCTTGGCTTTGGCCGCATCAGACAAGGTTTTCTTCGCCTCCTCTGCGGATGCTTTCCGCTTGGCAATCTCGACCTTCTTTCGTTTCACATAACCTGGGTAGAGGACGATCGACTTGAACGCGAGGACCACGAAGCCGAGAGCGTTGGGGCGGCAGATCCGGACCATGTCCTTCCACCACCAGCGGAACGAGGTGTCGTTTTCGCGCAGTTTGCCCAGGGATTGGGCATAGTAGACCTTCTTCTTGTCCGGAAGCCGGTTATAGGTGTCCTCGCAGAGCCTGTACAGCTCGTTGTTGGACATCCGTGCCAGTACTTCATCTTTCACCCGGGGAAGGTGGAGAGTGGTGACGAGTTCGTCGTATTTCTGGACAACCCTCTCCCTGTCGCGGACACCCTTGAAGCCCTTTTCATGCAGTTGATTTTTCATGGTTTCTCCTTATGCGCCTACGCCAAAAATAGACCCTGCGGTCACAGTCTGCTTCTCCTTCCGGATCTTCTCCGCCATTGCCAGCGCATCTGCTTTCGGAAGTCTGTGGATTTTCTCCAGGGCGGATTCGAGATCGATGAGGGAGCTTGTGTACAGGGAACTGTAGTATGTCGCCCGGGAATTGCGGTCCTCTATGACAGAGTCATCCCACTCGATAGAGGGCTCTTTGGTCGCCGCTCCCTGGATCTGGTAGGTAGTGCCCAGGGCGTTTATCACTGTGAATATGTGCTTCAAGCCCTTGTCGAGGTTCGCCCTGAAGCCCTGCAGGGTTTTATACGTGTGGGAATTCTCGGAGATAACCTCGGTGGCGGTCTTAACACTGGTTCCATCAAAGGCGAAATATCCTGGGTCGAATCCGGTCTGGAAAGCAAAAAGGTTGAGAAGGATCTGGATCGCCTGCTTGAATTGCTCGGCTCTGATGTCGTAGGTGAGGTCCTTCGGCTCGAACTTTTCCGAGTCGTCGCCCTCAAGGCGCATGAATACCCGGTCAGATGGGTCAAAATATGACACCGATCTTGATGTGCCGTTCTCCGGATCGAATTCCTGGTACTTCCTGAACACCGCACCGGGGAGGGCGATCCTCCGACCGCCTAGCTCGATGTCAGAGTAGAGCTGGTCGAACGCCACGTCGATGGCCTTGATCGTGTCGATGGCGTTAGCGAACAGGCTTATTCCGGTGGGCGCTTCGGGGTCTACGTTGTTGGCTTCAGGGTTGCGGATGTAGGCGAAGAGTGGGATGTCGATGTCTATGACTTCCCGATCCTTCACCCCATCCCCGAACAATGCGAGCGGGGCTTCTTTCTCGGTCTTCTCGTTGTAGACCCGGTTGGTAATTTCATAACCTTTGGACAAGGTGCCGTCTTCGCCACGCGCTCGTTTATGCGTTTCGATGCGGACATAGGGCTCGCCCCCGATCATCCGCCTGTCAAGGAACAACCCCTCCGAGACACCAGAGTTATCCCAGGATAGGGGAATGAAATTCGATGCTTTGACGAAATCGAGGGTAATTTCTGGCTTTCCATCATCGCTGGAACCTATGCCGACCTTGAGCACCTGGGCCCCGAGGGCGCCTTGGTACTCGGTTGAGCGCCGGAGATTATCCCAGAGTAGCTCTCTCTCGATCACGGATTTAACCAGGTCCCCAGCGTTGACATCGGGTTCCTCGGAGAGCACAAGCCCCGCCATTTCCGCGCACGAGATCTTCCCCATGCCGAGCTGCAGTCTCGAACGGCCTCGCTTTTTCCCATCGGTGGTGACGAATTCCATCTTGATCCAGGAAGGATTGAGTCTGTAAATCTCCCACCACTCGGTGAGGTGATTGTCGATGGAGGTAACCTCAACCGGGAGGGAGTTGATCCCGAATATCTTTTTCAAGAACGCAAGGATCCTCGTCCAGAGGGAGGCCTTAGTCTGATTCACTTCGCTCATGTTGGCTCCTTATGCCGCCCGGGCTGGAATGAACTTCACCAGCTGGGAAGCGTCTCGTTCAACTGCGTATTCCGCAGAATCTAGGGAATCGATGTTCGTTGTCCCGTCGTCGAGTCTTTCGTCAATTTTCTTTGGATCCCAGACAGCGTTTTCAAAGGCGTCGATGGTGTGCTTGCAGTTCCGCATGATGTTGGCCCTGCCCTGGGAGAAAAGGACGTCATAGAGGCGGATGCGGTCGATTACTTCCCGCTTCATGGCATTCTCGACACGGAGGCCGGCGCCGGAGTTGTTCAGGCTCTTTATGATGAGCTGTTCTGCGGAGTCTCCGTAGGCGCGATCGAGGGGAAAGCGTTCCCTATTCCGCATCACAAACGTTTTCCAGTTCGAAATGACGGACTCGACGGATTTATTCAGCGGGTCATAGAATTCATCGACGGTTAGAGTGCAGAGCTCGCCCTTGTGGTTCAGGTGCCATCCTGTGGCGTTGAATGCGGTGGCGGATCTGGATCCGCCGAAGTCCAAGCCAAAGGTAACCCTAAATATTCGCTCCCGTTCGTGACCGTGTTGCATGCCGGGCAACTCATCAAGAACATTCCCGGGTTCTCCAGGCTTATTGTGAATAAAGCTGGTATAAATTCCGCCCTCGGCTCGAACCCGTAGACCGAGGACGTAGCGTTTATAAAAAACACCTGAGAATTGGGAGGCGATTTCCGCTTTTCTCTCAGGGGTTAGGGAAGGGTTATCATCGAGGGTGAAGTGATACCAGTGGTATCCAGGAGTTTTCTCAGCCTGGTACTTGTCGATATAGTCGGTGTAAATCCAATGCGTAGGAGCCTCGGGGTTCAGGGTCCAAATGTTCTGCCGGTCGGTAGAGGCAAAAGACCGGGCGAAGGCTGTCTCGATGAAAGACCTGGCCTGGAGGTTTATTTCGTCAGCGTACCATCCACCAATTGAAAGGCCGCGAATCTTTTTATAGCTTGCTTCGTTATCTGCCCCGCAGTAGAAAATGATCTTCTCACCAAGCCGAAGATACTTTGAACCGTCTTGATCGGTGCAGGGGATCGCTTTCCCCCCGGATATGGCGATAAGCCCGAACTCCCCCTGTATGCAGTTTCTCGAAATAGATCCAAGGGTACAGCCGGACATCAGGAAAGTTTTCTCCGGGGAGGAGATGACGTAGTAATACCATTTCACGAGGGAGGTTACGGTTTTCATGGACCGGACCGAGCCCTCGTAGACAGTCAAGAAGCCCTTAGCTCTGATCGTTTCTCGAGCCTTCTCACCAATGGGGAGGATCCTCATGATTCGCCACCCCCACCTAGAAGCTGCTCGAGCATTGAGCGATCATCCTCGATTTGCTTGCCCTGGTCGTGCTTGGATGCGTCTTTCACAAATGGCCGCCCATCGATTCGATCACCAATGTATTTGAGAGCGACGGTATCCCCTGATAACCCGAGCTGTAGAAGCTTTCGTGCTGCCGCTTCCTTGCCTGATATTTTCTTGCCGTTGTAGTCAACAACTTTTTCTTTAAGGACTTTATCCATGATCTCGGTGAAGCTTTGGCCTTTCTTAGGTCGGCCCTTTGGGTTGCCTGAAACACCCTTAACCCACCCAGGATTCGCCACAAGCTATAGCCCTCCAGCATTGGAGAGCATGGAGCCGGCCCGAATTGCACCGACTGGATTATGTCGGCGGTTTTTTTCCGGCTCCACAGGCTTCATTTCCTCATAGAGCCTCCCGTTATGAGTTACCAGTGGTTGCCTTCCGTTTTCACGGCACCACGTAATGAACCTTGAAACGATTATGTCGCAGTAGTGGGGG